TTCATAAGCGGTTGCACCTTGCTTAATCTCTTTTTTTGTTTGCAAAAACAAAAGCTCTTTTTGAGCGTCTATTTGTTGTTGAAGCAAATCAAGATATGCTTGATTACTAGATAAAATATCGTCTGATATAATAAAATTGCCAGATTCATCATAATAACCTGATAACTGGGGAAGCAAATCTTTTAATTGATTTTGTACATCTAAAAACTCTTGTTGTTCTTCAGTAGAACGTTTAGTATTTTTTGAAAGCTCTATGAATTGATCAGATAAATCTTTTATTGTTTGTTTATTAGATTCTAGATCACTTAACTTTGTATTAATATCAGATACTGCTTGTACAGTAGATGCCAATCTTTCACTTGCATCTGGAATAGCATTAATTGCTATTACGAGAATTCCTATTGCAGTTATTAATAATCCAATTGGGCCTAATGCTGTACTAAAAGAAACTCCCAATGCTGCATTTGCGATTATCATTTTTTGAATAGATGAAATCCAACCGGTAATTGTTTGTGCTATTTGAACACCTTTAAATGTAATAAGTAATCCAATAATAGTTGTTAATACGGGAATTAATCCACCAGACTTATTGACAGCATCACCAATACTAGCTGATAAATCATAAAAGAATTTTATTGCATCATTATTGATTGTTTTTTGCCATACTGCTTCCCATGATGCTTTCATTTTATTTGAAGAAGCTTCTATAGATTGCATATATATTTTGTAACGATCTGTAGATATGCCTTCTTGTTCATATACAGTCTTTAAAGATTCAATATATAAATCATAACTATCTAGCAAACTTGTTAGATAATTTGCTTGCCGAGTGCCGCCTATCGCTGTTACTATCTTCCCAATATCAACATTACTTCCCGCATCTTTTAGTTCTTTATATTTTGTAGCGACATCCGCTAGTACATCGGAAAAATCTCTAAATTGATGAGCAGAATCTCTTAATTTAATACCTTGTTCTTCAAGAACTTTCTCAACATTATTAATGTTTTCACCAGTTTCAGAATCTATGTCCGCTCCAGCTTTTACTTGCATAAGTCTGGTGTACATGGATTTCATGGCATTTCCGATAGTATCCCCGGATTGCTGTGTAACTTGCTGGATGACACCGATTTGAGTAGCCAGCTCTTGATAAGAAATTCCTGCTGTTTTTGCAACACTAGATGATTCCTCCATACCATCTGCAATATCTTTTGTTGTGGCAGCCAAAGAATTATCAAGAGAAATTAATGTATCTGTAATTTTTGAAGCATCTTCTACAGATACATTATAGGCATTCATTACGGCGGTTAATTTTGATGTGGCATCAGCAGCTTCAATGTTGCCGAGTTTGCTAAGCATTGTACTATCACGCAAAAGAGACATTGTGTCCGCAGCACTCTTACCTTGCCTTATCCACTCTGTAGCCCCCTCTGCCATATCAAGGGTTGTTGCACCTAAATCTTTAGCCATACTATTAAATTCTATAGCCATGCCAGTAAGTTTATTAGTGGTTTGACCAGTAACTAAACCAATATCAGTCATCTCTTCATTTAAATCTTTAATATATTGAATACCTTCTTCAATTTTCTTTAAAGAACCATACAGCAATCCTGTAGCAACACCCCACATGGCAATCTTTGTTACAGCCTTCCCCATACTAGAAGCAAAATTATCAGTATTATTAATAGTCGTTCTGGCTTGTTGATTATATTTAGCTATTTCATTATTTGTCTTACCAAATTGGACTTGATATTCCCCTTGTGTTACTGTTCCTTTTTCAAGAGCATTCCTAAATCTTGTAGTTTCATTATAAGAATCTCTTACAGCCTGAGAATTGGTGAACGCATCTTTATTATTAATTTTTATACGCTCTAATTGATTATCTATTTTCCCAAGGGTTGTAGATAGTTTATTAGCGTCTGTAACTTTTGCTTTTACATTAATAGTTGGGTTATAACTTTTTAGCTTTGCATTTACGGCAGCAAAATTAATATCTAATTGTGCTAATATTCTATATTCGGTCATTTTCCAATATACCTCCTCTCTCTGCGCGAAAGGCGCATATTGTTTGTTTTTATTTATTTTATTATTTGTTTAATTGTTTTACATGAAGTTATAGTTTTATAAGGTTATTTTCAATAAACCAACATAAAATTGCGCCCGTAGCGTCCGATTCGTCTTCATTTTCAAAAATCATATTTGGAAATTTTTTCAAAATACATTGTTGAACTAAAGATTTATCAGATCTACCATTACCAGTTATAATTTTTTTTATTGACGACGGAGCATACACAACCTCTTTTATATCATAAAAAAGATAATCAACAAGGCCCCTCAATTTAAAAAGTACTTGTGTGCTTACCGCATGTCTAGAAAATCCTGATTCTAAAACAATCAGATTTGGAGGATATTGTTTTCTCAATTCCAATAAAATATCTGCTATTATTTTTAGTCTCCTACCATGTTCACCATTTTTTATGCTAGTAGGAATACTCAGTGTTTTTATAGGATTTCCATTTTCTTCAAATATTGAAATTCCAGTACAACTAAGAGACAAATCCATGCCCCATATATAATTCATTTATTTCAAATCCTTTCAATCCATGTGAAAAAGTTGGGCAAACGTAAACGAATACATCTGCCCAATACCTCAAATCAATATAAATTAGGATTTGGTCGCATTAAAAGACACAAAAACAGCAGCCTCAATTGCAGCATCCAAAGTAGCCAAATTAATTTGAACTTTATGATCTGCCAAATACTGTTGAGCAATTTTCAAAGCTTCAGTCTTTTTATCAATTAAAGCATCTTTTAATTTAAGTTGCTCTGCGGCTTTAATTCCTAAATCAACGGCAGTCTGTAAAATTATAAGTTGATCTGCTGTTAATTTTGCCTTAATTTCATTGACAGCCTTTACAACCAATGCCCCTAAAAGCACAGCAACTTGAGCCGCAAGCAAGGGAACTAAATAATTTAAAAGACTTTGTAGAAAAACCCAACCATACTCTGTAAATACTTCCATTCTATTCTCCTTTTAATTAATTAAATATATATAAATTATATTCTTTGAAATGAAATTCCATAACTACGCATGGCATTTTCTAACATTTGATCTACACTACCATCTAAAAACATTCTTTCAACCACTCCCCAAAAAGGTCTTGCCTCAGATGCATTTCCTCCAAAATCATAATTACTTCCTTCTTCAATATATTGAGCAAGATTTTTACGGCGATCTTCGACGCTATTCCCATGTTGGTGTTCATTTGGATTGTAATCCATTCTTTCCCAATCATATCCAACTTCGGCGCGAATAACATTACCTAACAGTTTAGCCGTATCTCTAGACCATGCATCTAAAAAACCACCATTATCTCCAAGACGTTGATAATCTCCCCTATATGGATAATCCTCATAAACATTTAAGAAAACAACTTCTTTTATATTTTCCAATACCGTTTTTGTTACATCGTCAATAACTTTTTTTAAATCATTTCCAACTACCTCTAGAAGCATCACGTCGTTCGTTATTGGTCTTAGATTTGCCATCATTAACCTCATCTATTTCAATTTTATTATTATTATTTCTTTTATTAGTAATATTTTTTTGATATCCACATTCTTCACAAACTTCGCATCTTTCTGTGTAACTAACACCACTATTATCACTAATAATATCCATAATTTTTAATTTTTCTCCACAATCTGGACAGGGATGTTTTGAATATTTACAAAATTTCTCTTTTGTATTCATAATTTTTTTAATAAAATCGAAATTTTATTAGGTTTCCTTAGTAGATTTTCTAGGTTTTCTAGTTTTCTTTACAGCTTCAATTGATGTATTTTTAATTACTGGAAAAACTTCTGCAAGTTGTTCCTTCCCAATGCCAATTTGCTCTACCATTTCTTTTAAGTTTTCAGTAGATAAATCTAATTTCAAAACATTATCAATTAATTTTTCAATTTTATCTGCAATTCTATTGACTTTACTCTCTAATGTTTCAATTTTTTTAATATTTTCTATATCAGAAAATAATTCATCAAAATTAGAGATAGAATTTTTTACTTTTCCCCACAATCCTGACGCAACAAATTTATCAATATTTAATTTATCAAGATTAATATTAGTCATTCTGTCTAATACTGCAAAAATTAAACCACCCTCATTCTCAATAAATCTAATAGATGGATTTTCATTTTGCGATTCAGACATTGCTGATAAAATAATAGCCCTATTTTCTCTACCAATAAAAGTGGAAATTTCTATTTTTTGTCCATTAAAATCTAATTCTATTTTTTCTATCTCTGGGAAAACTAATTTTATTTTTTCCATTTACCTTTTCCTAAAATATAATTTATTTATTTTTAATTATTCAATATTAAAAAAATAAGGGCGGAAATATTCCCGCCCTTAAGATAGCATCTCTCTATCAAGCGGTGTTAAAAATCACCTTCTTTTACTCAATTGGATTGTGTAAACCTATTAAGCAGTTGCTGTAAGAGTAATATAATCGTGAAGCAATCCATGGACAGAATCAACATATGATGCTGTTACAATTGCTGTCCACCCAGCGCCAACAGACGATCCAGCAGTTACTAAGCCTGTATGTAAACCAACATTAAAATACGCTGCAAGTGTAGTAGATCCGGTAGTCACAGCATATGATCCAGAGGTTGTTAGATCAGTTGGAGTATAATTTCCACCTCTTAAACCATTTAATGTTAATTGTTTAGATGAAGGCAAACCAGCAGCAACAGAAAAAGTTAAATCTGGAGTTAGGGCCAAAGCATATACAGATGGAGCAACAGAATTAGCAGGAATCCAAATAGCTTCAGCATAATATGCATTTGTAGTACAGTCTGTTGCGGCAACTTCTAGAGCAGTTCCTTCAAGAGCTTGACTAGAGACACCATTGGCAGTTAATGACAATGTATAATTACCACTTACTTGGAATCTTGGAACTCGTATTTGTAAATAATCTGTAATAGTATTAGTATCATCTCTTACTTCTGCAATAAGAGTTAAATCAATCACAGAAGGCGGGGTTTGTGTTTCAATGGTAATACGATCAGCAGTTACAGAATAATTATAAATAAGATCAACTTTTAAATTTGCACCACCAGAAACAGTAATAACACTACCTACAGGAGTAACTGTCTGAACTGTTCCATCTTCAAAGAAAACCTCAACGTTTCCTATTGGGGTATTATCCAGAGTGGCACTACCACTTGCAGAAAGAACTTTACAATCTTTTGGTGCAACAGCAGTTACTACGCCATTATAAACAGTTGTACCCGCGTTAAGCGCCAAAATATTTTTAGAAAAAGTTGCATCTGTAACATTAACGGCAACCTTACGACTATGTTTATAAACATACAAAATAGGATTATTAATACCACCACGAACTTCTGCCTCTTCCGTTGTCATAGTTAAAGCGGAATCAATATTTGCAGTACCATATCCAAGACCTGCACCTGTATTTGGATCGCGCATAACGGCTTTAGCTACACTTACCAAGAATGTTTTATCACCCATATATTATTTCTCCTTTTAAAAAACAATTTTTAATTTATTCTTACTTCCGACCAAGTTTCCCACCAAAAATATCATTATTCTTTTTAATATATTCTTCTGTGGGAATAAGTATTTCATCATATCTTCCTCTTTTCCCATTATGATATAAATAACTTTTTATCTCTCCTGTTTTTAATTTTATGGTGCCAGCAGTTAAAAGAGGTTGATAAAGATCAAATTGTTTTAATGTTATCATTTTATCAAATATATTTTGTAATTGTAATAATGTAAATTCTCCCAATTGTATAGGCGGAATATGTAAAATTACAGTCATTGTAAAAATTTGATCTGCAAAAGATAATGAATTTTTATTTCTGAGCTTAGATATCATCTCTTCCAATTCTGGATGAAATTGATTTACATATTCTATACTATATCCATTTTGTTCTAAAATTATTTCTCTAATTTCTTCAAATTCCCATTCTGTTATTTCAATATCATCAAAATATAAATTTACAAAAAAGTCTTCCAATGTTATTTCTTTTTTATCTTTTCTTAATAAATCTATTTTTACTTTTTTATTTGAAACATAAGATAAAAAATTTTCAAATTCCCTTTGTGCATTTTCTATTTCAATAGATGACCCACGAGACAATATCATATACTTAATATAACTTGTTTTGAAAATTTGTTTATCCGCTCCCCAATTTTTAGGATAAAGCATTAATTTTGAGAATAACTCCAAATATTTTCCATCTTTTATTTTAACAGGATAAAATTCTATTTTTTTATAATATTGAGGCCCACCAAAAGCATCATTACTTTCAATATATGTTTTAAATAATTGTTCATTCATTAGTCCTCATTTAACCCAAACTATTATTACACATAATCAACTCGTACCCTTTATATGTAGCATTACCAATATTAACACCCGTCAATCTACAATAAGAAGATGCTTTATAATCAAAAAATATTCTTCCTAGTCCCTCAATATCCGCACCATTTAAAACTTCTATTAATTTTTGAATTATTGACAAATTTCTAGGGTTATAATTACTAAGCATATTTAATGTTGCATGACTATAAACCTCAAATCTAATAGATTGCATTCCAGTCACATAAGTTTTAGGAACAACCGCAACTGGGCTAATACGTAAAATTGTGGTAGCAATAGTCCAGGCACTATCCATGCCTGCATCAAAAAATACTCTAAAAGTAGTTGGATCTCCAACCCCTTTATATATCAATCCCCCTTTTTCAGATTTAGTTAAATTAGCTTTATTTGGAGACCATGCATCATTAGTATCATATTTTAATAATTTCCATATAAAATCATCATGATCCATAAGATAAGTAGCTATATTATAAGAAATTTTTGGTAGTAAAGTATATTTATTATATGCTTGTTGAATGCTATCTAAAATTTGAGTAGTTGTCATATTTTAATCTAATCTCCTTTAAAACGCTCCTGCAAGCATAATTGAAATTTGTTTTGTATAAGATCCAGATACCGCATTTATAAGCAATGGGTAATCTAAATACATATTTATATTTTCTACTGAGAAACTATTATTACTTAGTGTTGAAAGCATGTAACGGTTTGTAGGAACATTAGAATCTACAAGTGAAAATGTAAACGTATCCGCTTGTTGAACTCCGTTAGTGTATAGATATGAGGTAAAAGTTTGGGATTCTCCTTCAATTATTGATACATTATCTGATGGAGTTATACGAACTTCATTTATGGTTGTACCAGAAGTTGTCACTGTTACTAAAGCAGAAGCAGATATGGTTGGATTTCCTCCCATGTAAGCGGTAGCTATGGTTGAACCTGCTGAGTTTAGTGTTAGTAGACCTGATGCAGAGATTGTGGCGATGGATGAGGATGATGTTGTGTAAGTTAAGGAGCCAGAGGTTGGGGAGTTGTTTAAGAGTAGGGTTGCGTTGATAGGATAGGTTTCTGTAGTGTTACCGGAGATTGAGGATGAGGATAGAGATATAGTATAAATAGATTTGTAATAATCTGCTATACCTAATGGTAAGTTATCTACTTGTTCATTTATTTCGTACCCACCTACTGTCAATGTCAATAATCTGCCGCTTGTGTCATCTAATGTCTCTAAATTTTGACTACTTTGGATTCCATTGCCGAACACTCTCCAACAAATTCTATTTTTGGGTCTTCCGAATAAGAATCTTTGATTAGGTCTGATCAATTCTGTACGTTCGTTAAGTTGCGAATATATTGAAATATATCCCTGTGGCAAAATTGGATCATCCTGTCGAACTAAGTCCCTAACTCCAGTTAATTCATAGTCCACGCAGCAATATTCAGATTGTATTACTCCGTTTTCGTCAATCCAACGCAATTGTTCATTGCATCTGCGAACTATAATATTCGTCAAGACGGATTTTATATTATCTGTAAATGTTCCTAACCAATAGTTGGAATCAAAAAAGAAAAGTGTTCCCATCTTTGGAATGAATGTTTCTATTGGGTCAAAAATTAACTGTTTAAAATCATCAGATAATTTTGTTCCTGTTGAAACATTTATAACACTTGTAATTCTAACGTCTATATCTTCAAAAACTTTACTACCAAAAATAGTTTCTTTTTGAACTGTAAATATATCTAAACTTTCTTTGAATAAAGTATGTCCCGCATATTGAAAATCACTTAACATTATTTGAGAAGCAGTAGTAACAACTGGAGTTAACGGATAATATTTCATCGTTTCATAAACCTCCTATGTTGTACTAGAAAAATTCTGATTTTGCCAATCTGACCATGGATTTTTATCCCAAGCATACTCTCCTAGCATTTGATCTACTGTTTCTGTAACTTCTATTAAATATCCTCTCAATGAAGGTAGCATAGGGGCAGAGTAAGAAAATTCTCTATCTTTGAAATAACGCCCAAAAGCTAGAGCATTATTTACTTGGCGCTGTAACCAAAACTTAACCATTGTTTTCCCAAGGATGTCTTTCATTCTTCTACTCAATGTTGCATTAAAATATCCTACAGAAGACCCACTTGATTCATTATATGTGAGATCTTCTATTGAGACACGCTCGGCTGCATCTATTGCCGACATAAGCCAAGGTTCGGTAAATATAGTCACGGCGGAACTGCCACTCGTAGTATAAATTGTATTCAATTCGCTATCTTTCTGGATATACCCTGTAAAAATATCAAAAATTTGATCAGCAGTTGTTCCCATAGCCCTCCTTTCTTATTTTTATAATTTTGATATAAATTTTATTACAATATATTAAAAAAGATATCTTTATAACATAAAATTAAAAGATACCTTTTTCAATAGGGGGAATATTAATACTCCCCCTTTATTACACTATAAATAGCTAAAGCTTATTTCTGTGATTGTTCTCTATCTTTATCAAATGAACTCATAAGCTCTTTGTTATTTTTAACCCTATCATTGATTGATATATAATTTGGATCATCTTTGTCATTATAAACTCTATCCATATTGGCAATAAGATTAAAATCAAATATTTTTCCATCACTCATTGCCCTAACAACCATATCAACCAAAAGTTTTTGTTGTCGACGATCTGCTTGTTGGAAATATTCCAAAGCATGTTCGCCGTTTCTCAAGACTTCATCTATTTTTTCTTTAGGTAGAATCTTTTCATAAACATAAGTAAGTCCTTCTTCAAGAATAACTCGTTCATCCAAAATATAATATTTCCCACCTTCCAAAAAATTACGATGGTTTTGATTAATTTGAATTAAATCTCCATAAGGAATTTTCTTAATTTCTCCAAACCCCTCAAATGTATAACGATGTCCTCTTCCTGCTTTTTCAGTAGAAAGATTTAAAATTTCTGGGCATAATGACATAATTCTAATTTGTTTATTAGAAGGAATATCGCTATCTGCAAAATTGGTAGATGAATTAGTAGGTGAATTAGTACTAGATACATTTTGTGAATCATTTACTTTTTTTGTTAATTCCATTAACATTTTTTCAAGATTAGCAATTTTTTTTTCTTCTGGTGTTAATTTTGTTTCCTTTGCTTTGTCTAAAGACTTGGCCTTTGCCATTTTTTGATTCTCCTTTTTTATTTTTATTTCTTAATATCAAAATATTTTTTTTGCATATAGGTAGATAAAAATATCTACCTATATGCTAATTTTTTATTAAGATAATAATAATAACTATAATAATACTACTATTATTATCTTATTAGTCCTATAAGCTTATTGTGGCCGCGACCGAACTTGTAACCACACCCGTAACCCAATGTTTAGTGAATGTTGCATTTTGGAACAAAGCTGGTGAAGAATAAGGATCTGTGACATTAGCCATGGTTGATCCACCCAAAACTGCTTTAACTAACTTATCAGTTCCAGGAGCGACAATCCATAAATAACTATCACTGATATATGTAGAGAAGGGGGTCTCCCAATTCGCAAGTTGAGGAATTTCCATAGTGTCAACGCCATTAATAGTACGAACATAACCAACTTTCACATAATCACTGGCATAATCAGCACGAGTGTTAGTGTCATCAGGAAGAACTTTAGCTAAAGCTCTCTTAGTGCCGAGCAATACTGGTTTCGCGCCATTGCTAAAAGCCTGAACTCTCTGAGCCAACAGGGTGAGCGTGTCAGACGACCAGCCACTTGCAAGCAAGCCTGTGGTGGCGTCACTAGAAAGCGAAGCCATACTAGTTTCAAATGCCTTATAAACATCGAGCGTAAATTGTGATTCAATGCTTCTGAGCGACTTATTTGTGAACTCAGCTAAACTCTCCTGGCCGGAAAGAACTCGGAACAAAGAAACGCCAACCGTGACCATATGAGGCTCAGGATACAAAGTAACCTCTTTTTCGAAACCCTTCTGCATTTCAGCTTCGCGCATTCCACGACCAGCTTTAGTTACACGGAACAAATCACGAGATTTGATTCTAAAAATTGGGGATTCCCCATAACCCGCTACACGCACATCTGCAATTAAACTCATAGAGTCAAACATAGTCTGTGGTAGCACGGCATCTATCATCTGAGACATAATATTTCCAGCCGCCCAGCACACAAGGGGATGGTTAACGAATCTTTCTACGGGTTGAGAAGTTAAATCAACACCAGCGGCCAGGCCGATTTCACGAAGAATCATAGTATTGAGATTCTTCTCTTTTTCAGCGAAAGATAAAGACTTTATATAGTCTACATTCTTCCCCATGAATTCTGCCTGATAATTATTCCAATAATCAACATAGTTTTCATAGAGAGAAATATTTCCAGCGGCAAACTGGACAACATTTGACGGTAATTTAATAGTCATATTTTATTGTTCTCCTTTTCTTTTTATTATTAATGTTTTTGTCAAGTTAAAACATGACTTATTAACTAGTTGGTTACAACCGAACATCTATACGCTGTAATACGGCCACTACCAATCGCTGAGCCACTGGCAGAAGGAATATAAGTAGTATTTAAATATTTTAAACAGAATCCTGAAGATGCAGCAGTACCATTTGCCTCTAAAGTATATTTTCCAGAGGCGGTAATGGCATAAGCACTAGGAGCAGTATCAAAAGCCTCGGCGGTCAAAGTAATAATATCACCAGGTTGTGGTTTAAAAGCAGTAAATACTTTAGACGCAGAATTATAAAAATCTTGAATATTACCAATACCACGATATTCATTGGCCCCAGCGGTACCAAATGGAATTTCGGGTTCTCCAGCCATCCAAATAGAAGCGGAGGCAGAGGTAGGGGCAGTAGCATTCCAAACTTCACCTTCTCCGGTAGTTCCAGAAATAGTTGAGAGCAAGAACACATTACCATTGTCAACATTAGAAGCAGATATTACATTACGTAACAATGCCCCGTCGTACATAGCACTAATTTTGCTAGGAATCATAACAGCATGATTTGCCATATTTTATTATTCTCCTTTTTGTAAATAAATTTATAATAAAAGGGAAGCTATTTCGCTATCCCAACCCAACCATTAGAATAGTCTTTATCTTGATCATGTGTTACCCATGATGTTGCAAAACGAGTAATACCATCATCAACTTTCTTAGATTTCCCAGTATAAGAAAACGCAACAGCCTTAATCTTATTCTGTAATTCAGCCAAGTTTTCAAGACTGTAATTAACACTTTCTTCCCTAAATTTAGAAACTTGTTCCTTGGGAAGCACATCAGTAACTTCTGCAAAAGTAGACTCAAGTTCACAAGCAAATTGTTTATCTTCAGTATCTTTTTTGAATTTTTTCAAATTATCAATTTCTGCCATATAAACATCTTTATCTTCTTGTGCCTTTTTTAAATCTTCTGCCATTTTACACATTTTTTCTTTAGAGGCGGAGAAAATCTTAGCATAATCAAACTCTTCACCAGTTTTATATTTTGCCGTCATTTCTTCTGCAACTTCTGTGGCGTTTTCTAAGAAAGCTAAATAGGCTGAAACATCAAGATTTCCATCAAGAGACATATTTTTTTGCCTAGATTCTTTCTTTTCCTCGGATTCTTCTTTATCTTCTTTTTCATCTTCTTTTGTTTCTTCATCTTCTTTTTTCGGAGCATCTTCTTTTTCTTCATCTTTATTTTCAGCCATCTCTATTTCTTCTGACTTATTTTCAGATTCAGGAAGTTTCTCTTCTGCCATTTGCTCTTCTTTTTTTTCTTCTAATTCTTCATTTTCTTTCACAAATGATTCCTCCTTTTCTGTCATATTTTTTATCCATTTACCCCCTTCTATATGATGTGACTTTTTGAACTGACTAATGGCTATAGCCCAGCCGTTCTTCTCTTCACTCACACCTATTTTTTCAGCAATTTTTGCAATCTGGCTCCCTTGTTCAGAAGTAATTTGAGGATCAATCCCTTTTAATGATGGATTCATATCAGATCGCTTATTATATGGAAACGTAATTACATCATTTTCAGCAAAATAAGATAATTGCTTGTTATCAATTTCTTCAATTTTAGATGCAATTTCCCTACTCCATGTCATTCCTTCTTTTGCCCCATAAAATCCCATAGTAACATCATCATATTGAACCTTACGATTAAAAAACTTTGCCATGGATTTTATTTTTTCAGGAGTAGCTTTTTCGTTTTTAGTTAAAAATCGAGCCATTGCCAAATAAACACTATTAGCATTAATCTTTTTTTCACGGTATACATCTAATGATTTTTGAGCACTTAATTTTATTTTTTTTGGAATAGTAAAATCTATATCTGCATATTTATTAGAAAATTCTAGATTATATGATTCTATAAATTTTTTATTTTCTTCAGCAAATGCTAAAACGTCTATATGGGCGAGAGGACTTGCTTCCCTAATTCCAGATCCCAATAAACATACGGCTAGATATGTCCAGTCTTTCATGATTGTCAGTTCACCATATTTTTCTTCAAAATCAACGAGTTCTATTTCTACGCTGACTTTGGCTTGCCCATCTTCTCTTTTCAGTATAGATACAACATCTGGACAATAACGACGTGATAACCGAGCTAATACAACTAAAGAAAGCCTCCCGTCCTCTAATCTTTCAAATGTTGCAGTTTTAGGAATTACGAATCCGCATATAAGGCTATTTTCTGGAGTTGTGTGCGTACCAAAATCTTGCATATATTTTACAATGTTATAAATAATTGGAACATCATATATAGTAGGCGCAGTCTTTTTTAAAGAATCTTCATCACAAACCATGTCATGCCTGTTTGGGCCGGAACTAAATGCCTGTATTTTTGCTATTAGAAATCTTTTGTCAGAGATTTCTTCAACTACTTCTGCTGACTCAATATCAAAAGATATAATTTTACGATTTAATTCTGTCAAATATTCCTCCTTTCTTCAAGGATTCTTACTACATAAAACATACATTTCATGGTATTATTTATATCTTTTTGCCCATTTAATCCACACAGGCGATGATTCTAATACATCATTCAATAAATCCGTTTTAGCAAAATAATAAATATCCCCTTCTATTGCCAGAAGGGGAACACCATGATTTTCCAAATACCTTGATATTTTTTCTTTAAAACCAATTTTATTTTTAATTTCTTTTGAATTAACTATAAACATTTTACTCCTATTTTAAGGACGCATCCCATAAAAGAATAATTTTCCAATCATCTCCAGCAAGAATTGCCTTATCTAAGAATGTGGTGGCTTCTTCGTATTCGTGAATTTGCATTTTTATCATATCTCGCATAAATTCTTCTGCTGTGGGATTGTCTTCATCAATAGCCAAATGTTTAATACCATTCAAGCTTTTTGTGGTATCTATTTCTCTTGTTAAATATAATTCTGCTATTTGAACAATGGAGACCAGAGGTATATTTGGAGAATTTATTTCTGGTATAAATATAGGGGAACTATGATCGGTCAAAAAATCAAATATTTTTTTACTATGATCTATTTCTTCTTGATGCTGACCTTCAAAATGTTTAGCAAGTCCATCCAAACCTTTATTTTTCAAATATCCAGCAATATATAAATAAAGATTAGAATTATATTTTTCCTGTCCGATTTGTTCACATAATGCTTCATTTAGATTATCACTAATTAATTTTTCCAAATGATTGTCCTCCTTTCTTGAAGGATAATGGTTTATTATCCTTACCAAGCAATATAATTCAACTTATCGTTCTCTAAAGGCGAAGCTGATACACCACTAACAACAACAATTGTTCCAGCAACAGACCCAGAAGTCCAATTTAAACCAATGTCTGCTCCTGAGCGTAATCCTGTTTTCACAAAACCTGTTACAGAAGCAAGACCAGTTGTTAAAACAACACGACTAGCACTAGCTTCTGAAGCAGTTACACTATGATATGCCGAAGCTCCAGCAATTGCAGTTTGGGCGGCAGCGGCTACTGCTAGTGTTCCAGTTGTTGCAGAAGCACTAGTAATAAGATCTTGAATAATTTGACCCAATACGGGACTGGCTGATGCACGATTCATTTTATTAATATTTTTAATTTGAGTTGAATTCATTATTTTTGTTCCTCCATTTTCTTCTTTTTAATTTTTCAATTAATATAAAAAATTCTTGTCACGGAGCCACGGATTTTTATAAGCCGCGTTATGACAAGATTGATACGAGATATGTATTTTGTTAAAGATGGGAGATTATTTTCCTATATTTGAACCTCTATCCCTTGTCTCTGCTCCACTATCAGAAAGTTCCGAGTCAGATTTGGAGGGCCTACCAATATTTTTAGAATTACCAGACATTTGAGCACTAGAAATTACGGGTGTCAAATCATCAATACTTCCATTAGCTCTTGCTTCGGCCAACTGTGCTTGCATAATAAACGGATTTTCGTCTAAAGCGCTTGCAAGCTTAACAGGATTAAAAAACCCCAATCCCATAAGCTCTGTCTGACGCCCTAATCTTCTTTCTTTATCAATATAAAAATTAGTTCCTTCAAATTGAATGCCAAATTTATATTTTTTAGTACGTTTATTAATTTGATACTCCATAAAATTATTAAACCACGGATAAATACTTGTGGATACCATTGTATCTATATCTGCCGAAAAATAGGTTTCTACCTGATTTTGTTTACCTTCACTTGGGAACAAGATATTTGAATTTCCAGCCATTCCACTAGTTGTACGATTATAAGACGAATATATTTCATTATCACTTTTAAATTCCATAGCTTTCATATCTTGAAGAGGGGCTGCGGCTAGTTTTACTGCCTCATTATTAATTGCTTGTTTTACCAACTGAAGAAATTGTCCCAACAATTGAGGATTGATGGAAATAGCATCCTTAACACTAGCCTTTTGATCAAGAAGTGGCACACTACCCATGACTAGCTTATTTGCAGATGCCATGTAAGAACTTCTTTGTAAACTCCTAATTAAAGGTTGCATCGCCAAGTCAGGAAATAGAGGTGTAAAATACGGTAATCTCGTGTTCTGATCGGCTTGAAGCTTCCAAGCCCAGAACCCATCTGTAGGATCGCAATCTGCCTCCAAAACGAAAGTACTTTTAGACCTTTCTCCAATTGGAAGAGATGGATTATACTTATTTTGTCCACTTTTTAAGAATAATTTATTATATGTTTTTGCAAAAATATCTGGAAACATTTCAATGTTAACTCCAGAATTCATAAACCAAGTATAATCAAAAGTAAATAACCAACCATAATCCCATTTGCCTGTAATTCGACATTTGTCAGGAGGCAATTGTTGCATTGAATATTTAAATCCCGATTCGTCCCTTAAAACTCCATAATATGTTTCAGACCTAAAAAGTTCTTTTAAAATAGTCGAAAATTCTTTTTTATAATCAAACTTGAAAGTAAAATCTCTAAATATTTCCAAGTCTTTTTTATAGGCATTGGATTTATATTCTTTCGGGTCTGAAATATTTTGACAATAATAGCTCATCCCCCAAGAAGGTAAATTAGAAAGATATTCAAGCATCTTCTTATAGGGCATACTTGTAAGTTCAAAACTTTCAGAAATTGCTAATAATTCTTTTTCTGAATTTTTTGGGCTACTCAGTGCTTTTGATACTCTATCTTCCGTAACTCCATTATTTGCCTGATTTAATAAAGTTATGTCCAACATTCTAGCATTTACAGTACTGGGAGTCCAAACAGAAGGATATATGAAACCTTGAGACTGAGCAAATTGAAGTATATCCCAAACTTGTTCTTCAGATAATTCGGGGCTTTCTATCTGCTTAATTTTTTTTGTCAAATTTAATTTACCTCCTCTCTTTGAAGGTTTAATTCTTTTATGAGAATTGATTCAATTTTATCAAAATCCCAATAAGGAATTTCGATTAATCTAATGTTATTAATTTTACAATAATTTCGTTTTATATTATCATGTCTTTTTTGAATTTCAAAATGCTTTTCTCCTCCAAAAAAATCACGAGCCTCATAATGTTGTAGACCATTAAATTCAATATTAACATTATAGTCATACAATTTGAAATCAAATATCAAAGGTCTTATATCTTTACAATCTAAAAAATAAAACCATTGTTTATGCTTGATTTTATATTTACGAAGCACCCTTTTTATTTCTTGTTCACCCTTAGAAGAATTACATACTGGGCATCCCCTATTCCCAAAAATTGAATCCAAATTCATTTTAAATAAAGAATTTTCTTTTTTACACTTTAAACATCTAAACAATAATTTATTTTTAGATCCTTTATATTCTTGATTTTCGATAAGTCTGAAAGGTTTATCCATT